GCGCCCGCCTTCAGACTATTCCTTCTTGGTACCGATTAAAATGTTCAGATACGCAGATTTACAAAATGCTTGGTAACGGATGGACAGTAGATGTGATAGTACACATCTTGTCTTTTATGAAAGAGAAACTTAATATTAATGTAGTCTGAAAAGGCGCAAAACAGAATAGATATGAGTAAGATTATTTTTCTCGATTTTGACGGTGTGATAACCACGCTGAAAAGTAACTGGAAACTTGATAAGGAAAAGATGGAACTGGTTAAGCAAATATGTGATGCGACTGGAGCGAAGATAGTAATATCTTCTTCTTGGAGAAGATATACTTTGGAGCAGACATTAGAACTTATCACAACTAAACAGATTGAGAAGGGATTCCAATCTTTTTTATATCCTGAAGACGTGGTAGATATTACTGCTAGAATGTATGCTTTCAAATCAGGGAATAGAGAAACGCATTATGGATTATACCGAGGAGTTGAGATAGGACAATGGTTGTCAGAACATCAAGATGTCACTAATTATGTAATCATTGATGATGATTCAGATATGTTGCTTTCTCAAAAGAAACATTTCATAAAAACTCATACTTTACGTGGAATATCCAAGCGTGACGTAAAAAGGGCTATTAATATATTAACTAAAACAAAATCAATATGAAACAAGAAATAGACAACAACCTTCTAGCTGATTGCTTTAAAGCAGCAATGAATGTGGAATATATAAGCAACAGCAGGGAACTTAAGATGTATGCCTATGCACTGTACAATGCATGTGTATGGGGAAGAAAGACAAAATAAAAAGAGGACCACCCGAACCACCAGATAAGTCCTCTTTCCTCAATTCATAGTACAAATATACTATTAACTTTAAATAAATGTGCTATGTTTTCAGAAATTTCAGAATTAAAATCAATAAGAGAGCAGAAATCAAGATTGTCGGAAAGAGAATCTGAATTATCTGCTCCTATCGTGTCTGATCTGGACTATATCCCATCCATATATAAGTGGTTTTGTGAAATAAACAACTTAAGGGATTGTCCGGGATACAAAGACAGTGTTCATAACAGAAAAAAGTTCATATTCATCATTTTATTCCTGTATGCTCCTAGTGTTCTAGCAGGGGGGAGAATGCCTAGGGGGCTTCGGGATAAGATTGCAGAATCGGTAAATATCAGCGATAAGACATTTATTTCCCACAATATTGAAACTGTGGTCGTTCTCTACAATAATTATAAAGGGTTTCGGAAGGATATAGAGTATATTTACAGTGAAATTGTATCTCATCTAAGAGATGAGGGTTTAATTTTTAATAAATAGAGATGGCAGCACCAAAAGGAAATCAATTTTGGAAGTTAAGAAGCAAGCATGGGCGTGACATGTTATTTGCCACCCCTGATTTGTTATGGGAGGCTGCTTGTGAATATTTTGAGTGGTGCGATAAGAACCCTTGGAGAGTTGTTAAGAATAAAACAAAAGGAAAGACAAAGGAAAAGGAGGAATCGCCTACACAGCGGCCATATACACTTAGTGGTCTAATGTTATATTGTGATGCTAGTGAAACTTTCTGGAGGGAATTTAAGAAAGCTAATCATGAAGATTTTTTGTCGGTCATTGCACGTATAGAATCTGTAATAGAAACTCAGCAGCTGGAAGGGGCTACTGTAGGAGCCTTTAATGCTAATATAATAGCTCGCAAATTAGGTCTTGCTGAAAAACAAGAAAGTACATTGAATGTAAAAGGGAGTATCCCTGTTCAAGAGTGGATAAAAGCTAGATCAAAAAAGAAATGATAGTGTTTAACATTAAAACTCAAGAAGTATATAATCCGTTGTATAATAACACGGATAAATTAATAACTCTCATAACCGGTGGTCGTGGAAGTGCTAAAAGTTTTAATGTTGGTACGTTTATAGAAAGGCTTTCATTCGAATCTGGACATAAGATGCTGTACAGCCGATACACAATGACTTCAGCAGATATATCGGTCATTCCTGAATTTCAAGAAAAGATAGATTTAGAGGGAACTAATGATTTCTTTGATATAACTAAAAAAGACATTATCAATACCTTTTCAGATAGTGTAATTATGTTTAGGGGTATCAGAACATCTTCAGGAAATCAAACGGCAAAGTTAAAATCCATACAGGGGCTTACTACTTTTGTGTGTGACGAAGCAGAGGAATGGAATTCAGAAGAGGACTTTGATAAATTAGTTCTCTCAATAAGGCAAAAAGGGATTCAAAATAGAGTGATTATTATTATGAACCCGACAGATTCGAATCACTTTATTTATAAGAAATACATTGAAAAAACGCACAAATTGATAGAGATCGACGGTGTACAAGTTCAGATTTCCACTCATCCTAATGTTCTTCATATTCATACTACTTATTTAGATAACATAGAGAACCTTTCTCCTCAGTTTATTCAAGAGATGGAACGTATGAAAGAAGAAGAGCCGGAGAAATATGCCCATGTAGCTATTGGAAGATGGTCTGATGTTGCGGAAGGTGCAATATTTAAACGATTTGAGATTGTAGATTCTATACCCGATTATGCTAAGAAGAGAGGTGTTGGATTAGATTTTGGATATTCAAACGATCCTTCTGCGGCTATTGAATGTGCGCTTATTGATAATGACCTATATCTTGATGAATTGTTTTACAGGACCCGGATGCTATCTGGGGACATTTCGGATTCTCTTAAGCCATTTAGGCTAAAAGTAATATCGGAAAGTGCAGACCCAAGATTAATACAAGAAATATCAAACTCAGGCATTCTTATTTATCCGGTAGATAAGTCAAATATAAACTCTAAAAGTTCAATTCTAGCAGGCATAGATAAAATGTTAGAATTAAACTTGAAAGTAACTAGAAGGTCATATAATCTTTTATATGAGTTAAGGAAATATACATGGGATAAGGATAAGGATGGTAATTATATAAATAAACCAATTGATAAATATAATCACGCACTTGATGCTGCAAGATATTGGGTATTGGGGGAAGTATTAGGAAGAATATTAAAACCAAAACAATACAATAAAGACGATTTAGGACTATATTAAAATAAAAGATATGAATTATATTGAGGCTATATTCAATTTGTTGCGTAACAAAACGCTTAATTCTTTAGGAGTTGAACGGGATTTAATGAGGCTTATCCAAGACAGGGATATAAGCCAGGTTATCTCGCTGCTTCAAGATAGAGATATTGATGTAAATGAGGCTATTGCCGAGTATAATCCGGAGTTTCATAAGGTCAACAGTCGCCCAGATAAGCCGCGTAAAGGCAAAGAACCTTATAGAACAGAAAAGCTACCTCGGACAAGACAAAGGTATATCAATGAAGTAGAGTTATTCTTCTTGTTGGGTAATCCTATAAAATGGAAGAACGATGTGGAAGGTACAGATGAAGCGTTTGAGGCATATAACGAGTTTCTTCAGAATACTAGGTTTCATACAACAATGAGACAAGCAAAAAGGCTGGCCGGCGCAGAAACTGAAAGTGCAAAAGTATATCATATATTTAATGATAACGGAAGGCCGGGAGTAAAGGTTTTGGTCATATCCAAATCTAAGGGATATACTCTCCGTCCGCTTTTCGATCAATACGAAAATATGATTGCATTTGGATATGGGTACAATTTGAAGGAGGGCAATAGAACAGTTGAGCATTTTGATATAGAAACGCCATCCTACATATTCCGATGCAAAAGAGCAAATATTGGGTGGGAAGTTGAGCCGTTGGTTAATCCATCTGGTAAAATCAACGTAATTTACTATAAACAGGATAAGGCTTGGTACGGGACACAGCCTAGATGTGACAGGGAGGAACATATTGATTCCAAAGCCGCTGATACTAATAATTATTTTGCAGACCCGAAAGTAAAAGCAACGGCAGATGTTCTCCAGTCTTTATCAGATCCAAGCATGGTTGGGGAAGTAATCCAAATGCAAGACAAGAACAGTGCTATTGACTATCTAGCTCCTCCTGAATACTCTTCAATGAAAGATAGTGAAAAAAAAGACTTGAATAACTCTATTCTATTCGACTCATTTACGCCCGATTTCTCATTCGAAAACATGAAAGGTATGGGAACACTATCTGGAGAGGCTTTAAAGCGTGCTATGACGCTAGGGTACATTAAAAGGGACAATCTAAAAGAGACTTACGATATACTTGTGGACCGGGAAAAGAACCTTATTCTGGCTATTATGATGAATGTTACCCATATCCATCTGAGAAACCAGTTATCCAGGCTGAAGATTACTCACGAATTTGCGGAACCATTCAATGAAGATAAGGAGAAGCAATGGGAAGCTATCGGTAAGCTATATTCGGATGGAATTATTTCTCTTGATCTGGCTGTTACTATGCTTGCTTTGACGGATGCTCCACAGGAAGAGATAGAGCTTATAAAAAGTGAAAAGCAGGTGTCGTCAAATGGGAATACATCTTCTAAATCAGACAAACAGACCAAAAACGAGACTACTTAGTCAGAAAAATTACGGGTGTTATACAAGAATAAGAGGTAAAATAGAACAAAACAAGGTTGAGCAAGTCGATAGGGCGTTTAGAGGTTCGAATCCTCGCTTGCTACAAAGTCGGACAAATTAAAATCCCCAGAAGCGGAAGTGTCCGAGCCGCTAATGGGGATAGTATTAACTATTTAATAATGCAAATCTATGAAAAAGAAAGCAGAAATTAAAAAGTATGACGCTAATATTTTAGAGAATATTGGTAGAGATGGTGATTTTTATTCTCTTAACGATTTATGGGTAATCGCTGGAAGTCCTGATGCTAAAAGACCTAATGATTGGAAGAATACTCAACAAGGTTCTGACTTTATAGTGTCTGCATGCAGATTTCTAAATGCCGCCCAAAATGGCATTATAAAATCAAAACGTGGAAAAGGAGGTGGTACTTATGGCATTAGGCAGGTTGCTTTGGAATATGCAAAGTATCTTGATGCGGATTTAGCGGTAATAGTGAACGAAGTTTTCTTCCAGCGTATCGAAGAAGAAAAGAATCCGGACCTAATTGGCCAACGCTACATAAAAGCATACGAGAAAAGAGGAAAGTCTGCAGATTGGACCGCTGAACGTCTGAAATCTATCGGAACTAGGAATATGTTCACAAGGACATTGGCAGCTCATGGTGTATCGGGTGATGGATTTCGTAATTGCACTAATGCCATATATGAGCCTCTCTACGGAGGAACTACTAATGTGATCCGGGCAAAGAAAGGTCTTTCCAAAAATCAAAGCATACGTGACAACATGAGCAAAGTTGAGCTTGCGGCAGTTGGTTTGATTGAAGCCCTTGCTTCTGACGAAATAGAAAGAAAAGATATTCAGGGAAATGCGGATTGTGAGATAACCAGCAGGAGGGCTTCCCGTACCGTTGCAAATGCGCTGATTGAGCATAAAAAGTATATTCTCTGAATCCGTACATAAAGAAAGGGCAGCCCTAAGCTACCCTTTCCCGCTGATTGGCGTCAACTTCAGTGTCGGACCGAAGTCCCCTGACTTATCTTATCTTACAAGATGCCCGTTGAGCGTTCTTAGGTCGAATTTCGGACGTTTGGTTTTTTCGGAGCATCTCACTACTTTCATCATTGCCTGCTGTGGAATATCGCCCAATTCGCAGCATATGGCTTCAAATCTGTCTAGGGCAGAAGCCAGTCTCTTCGAACCTTCCTCCCTCATTTGGGCTACTCTTAGGCTTTTCATGGCAGTTTCCCTGCCGATCCTGCTTATCTCTTCGTTTTGCCTTATTGCTACGTATAAGGCGTCTTTTATCTCGTTTGGGGTATAATGTTGTGCGTTCATAACTTTCTATTTTTCGTGTATTTTGATATAGTTTTGGCTGTCCGGCATTCAAACGGACCGCGATATGAATTGAGAAAAGGGGATGGTTATACTATCCTAGCCAGCTTCCCGTCAGAAGGTTTTCCGCCAAACAGGTGGTTCAAATAAGCCAATCCCTTCTGGGTGACAAGAACCTTAGTGACGACAAAGCCCGGATGGTTGGTGCGCTCGATGAACTTCTCTTTCATCTCGAAGTAGCCGGCATCAATGAACCGCTGTTTGGGCTCGTTGCGGTTGGCGAAGAATACGCCCGCTTTCCTTAGCTTCTCGAACAGCGTATTGCGCCCGAATCCGAGTTTCAGGATCTTGGCGGACATTCCTATATCTACCTTGTCGTCGGTGGCGAAGGCTGCGTCAGCAAAGTCAGCCTTTGGTTGGAGTTTGGCGTTCTTCTCTTCCAGCTGTTTCTTCTCCTGCGCCAGCCGTTGCTTTTCCTCTTCCGATGATACGAGGGCTTTCAGGGCTTCGAGGTAGGTTTGGGGAGTTTGAGGTTTGCGCTTCTCTAGTTCGAGCTGTTCCCAGCGATCAATAATCTTCTCACGGAGTACTGCGTCATAGCCGGATGCTAGAATCAAACAGCCTTTCTTGGTGAGTTCGAAGCAGGGGAGTTTTCTACCTGTAGGGTCTTTATAAGTGCTCGGCTGAAAATTCAGCTTAGTAACACCTTGAGATAATAGATTACGAATGTCTGCTAAAACATTCTTATGCAATTTTCCTGTAAGTTCGGCTATTTCAAGCGAACTCATTCTATCCGTATCGTGGATTAACGTCGCCATCAAACTACTATTATTTGTTTGATGATGATTGTCGATATTGTTGAACATAACAATAAATAAAAAAGGTATATTGCCTTTCCCGCTGTTCAACACATATCGACTATGCTGTGGTTCCATTACAGTTCCACACGGGGGTACAATATACCTCAATATTTTAAATACAAGCATAAAAAATGCCTGCATAAGAATGCAAGCTCCGCCTGCACAGTCGATTTAAATATGTTGAACGCCGCAAACATACAAACTATTTTTGAAAAAAGCAAGAAAAAACAACTTTTTTGCGTGATGTATGAAGATATATGACGATTTATTTGCATTTGTGAGCAGTTGTCCGTTATTTTGCCCACGAACATATAAACACACAAATTATGAGAAAAATATTATTTATTTTGGCAGTAATAATGTCTGTATTTTGTTATTCGCAAAACAAAGAAGAATCAAAGAAATTGACTAAATTTGAGGAGTTTACATCAAAAACAGGTTCTATCATGAAGTTTGTTGATGTGAAAATGCCCAATATTCCATTATTCTTTATGGGAAGTATTGAAACTGGAGTAAGAACTATTCTAAATAGTCAAGAAAATGCTTATTTTTACCGGATTGAACAAGGGGAGACCTCAAAAAGTATTGCTCATGTAGCCATGATTGAATATTCTGATTTAGTTGAAGTAAACAAGGCACTTGAAAAACTCGTAAGTGAAGTGAATTCTGATATTCAAAGCAATCCTGATTATTTGGAAAATAAATTTATAACTGAAGATGGATTTCAAATAGGTTATTATGTGTCTAAAGGAAAAGCTTCTTGGTATATAAAGCTTGAAAGATATGGATCAAGTACAGTTTTTGTCAAGAATGCGGAAGCATTAATATCTGCGTTTAAGAATGCGCAATCTAAGATTGAAGAATTAAAAGGTGCACAATAAAACTAACACACACAATCATGAATAAAATTCTATTCCCTTTAGTAGCAATATTGCTATTGGCAGCCTGTAGCTCTAGTGAAGACACCATAAATGAGCCGGAGCCTCCAAAATACAAAATAGATAGTGCTATTGCAGTAGGTGATTTAAAACTACAAGCCTATATCTTTGAAGGAGATTACTATATAGAGGCTATTGACGAATCAGGCAACAAGGTGTTTACCATCAAGGACAAAGCCGAAAATTATACCCATGATCTTGGGTTTGGAGATAAGAGAGAGTACATAGTCAAAGGGTGTTTCCTTCAAAGTGCCTTGCAAAAGGATGACTGTTTCTATATATTGGGAGGTTTATATAGTTCAGAATTAGTTGCTCATCCACATAAATTTATGCTGAAAATCAAAGATGGGAAGTTGGTTAAAAAAGAGTATTTTGACAAAGATGATCCTCATCATGGACATTTCTATCCCGAAAAAATAGCTGAATGGTATGGAGAATATATTGTGGTTTATTCAACAGTAAGAACTAGTGGATATTTTATAGCTGTGATGGATGCAGATTTAAATGTTATATATGGAAATAATGGGGGAACTAGAGATTGGATTGAGAACATAGAAAGAGCAAACTATATCTCTTTATCTATGAATAATATGGTATATACTACTGATAATATAATTATGTGTGTTGATATATCAGAATACTCATATAACAAATATCTAATTTGGCAAGTACCCATCACCGATGAAGAGATAAGAGTAAATAAATCCACATACTCCCTAGATGGCAATAATGTAGTAGTAGACATTGATGCCACCACTAGGGCAGGGGAGAAGAAGAAATACCATCTGGTCTTAAATAAAGCCACAGGGGAGTTAGTCAATCCGCAATCCTAACCATTTAAATAACACAATATAATCATGGAAACATCAAACCATCAATCCGAACTTTCCATCCATTGTGGCAAAAACACGGACAGCATGGAAAAACTTTAAATAAAATATCATGGTAGAAAAGAATATAATAAAATACGACGGAGAGTTAAATTTAAATGGATTAAAAATATCTTGTTATGTTTTACAAGATGGGCGTAGAATACTTTCTACATCTGGAATGCAAAAGGCTCTGGCAATCGTAAATGATGAAAAAGAAAGGTCGTCGGGAAGATTAGCTGAAATACTAAGTTCTAAGCATGTAAGTTCTTGTATATCAAACGAAAATCTATCGGCGAAAATATCTCCTATTTTATGTTATAGAGGTGCTCAAAGAATTGCTGGATATGAAGCGTCGGTGCTACCTGAAATATGCGAAATTATGCTTAAAGTGAGAGATTATGCGGTAACAAACAATATAGAATTAGGTAGTAGACAAAAAGCTGTTATCGCACAATCTGACATTATTATAAGGGCACTAGCAAGAGTAGGAATCATTGCACTCGTCGATGAAGCTACAGGCTATCAATATGATCGAGAAAAGGATGAACTCCAAAAGATTCTGAAGGCGTACATTTCAGAAGAGCTTCTTCCGTGGCAGAAGCGTTTTCCTGATGTGTTTTATAAAGAACTATTTAGGCTGAACGGTTGGGATTTTACAGTAAATGGCATAAAGAAAAGACCAGGTATTATAGGTAAATGGAGTAATATGTTTATTTATGAAGAACTACCCAACGGTGTTCTTGATGAACTGAAGAAGAAAACTCCCAAAAGTGAATCAGGAAACAGGACCAGCCGATACCATCAGCTGCTGACCCTTGACATTGGGGAGCCTAACCTTGAAAAGCAGATAAACAAGGTAATTACCTTATTTCAAGTATCTGATAACATGAAACAATTCTGCGACAACTTTAAGAAGATGAAAATGAGGCAGATCGGACAAATGGAATTGCCTTTTGAATTTGATGAAAATGGATATACAAAAGATTAGCTTCTTAACTTATTCCCGCCCGTCTAAAGATGGGCGGTTTTTATTTGTGTTATTATAATTGCTCGTAATCATATTGATCTAAGTGATAAAGCTGGTGCTCTTGATAGTGAAGATGTAGGTGCTGTAACTGTTAATAATCTAAATATTACTTAAAATAATGGTGCTAGTGATCAAACAAGTGCTGTTGTTTGGTGTTGTTGTTGTATATTTGTGCAGTTA